AATGCCCATTTTCGTCTATGTTGAAAGCATATTGCCCTTCAGCCGCAACAGCTACGCCGCTGGGGCCTTGAGGGCCGGGCGGACCCTGAATTCCCTGCTGGCCTTGTGGTCCAGGCTCCCCCTGTTTGCCTCGCGGAATCCCGAAAGCAATGTGGAAAGATTCTGCAACCGCTTTTTTGGTGGCTGTGGCGTTGCTTTCAGGCGGTAAAGTTTCTGCCGATACGGTCATATTCTCAATGGCGTTTTTGGCGGTCTCAGCGGCATCTTTCGCGTTTTCCGCGCCTGTCCTTGCTTTCTCTGCCGCTTCTTTGGCTACGTCAGCTCCCTGTTTTGCAAGCTGCGCTTCTTCTGCCGCTTTTTGAGCCGCCGAAACTGACTCTGCAGCCGCAGCTTGCGCAAACTTTTTGATTAGCTCTCCCTTGATACTACGCGCCTGTGATTGTTGCTCTACAACTAGCAGGCTATCATTATCAAGTTGGGAAGCTACGGGAAGAGAACCTATCGTTTTGTCAGCCATGCTTCTTCTCCGTTTCCTCCGGAGCGGATAGTTCCACCACGCGGCGCAGTTTAGCTCTAATAGCTGCAATGGCATCCACGGCGTCTCCGCTAACAGTCAGTGAGGACAAGATTGCATAGGCACCGGATGCCTCTTCATGGATTTTGGTCAAATCAGCCATTCAATTTTTCCTCCAAATCTTTAATCTTTTTTTCGAGTTGATGGATTTTAGCAATCGCCATAATCTGAATCTCCCCATAGCGCAGAGTATAAAGACCGTCCGGCCGTTCCTCGCCAGGCGGCTCCGTGCAAAGCGCCGCGAAGTCGCTCTCCGGGATACCTTCGTCCGCCAGGGCCTCCTGCACTTCCTGGGCGATCAGGCCCAGGTGGCGGCGTTTGTGCCCATCATAGACAAAGGTGCAGGGCTTCAGCCGGTCAAATACACCCAGGTATTTCTCTACGTCATATTGCTTTTCTGTTTTCAGCCGCGCGTCGGAGGTTGTGGCTGGCTCCCCGTTGATGAATACCGTGTCCCCGGTGATGGAGACCTGCGTCGCGGTGCACACCACCGTGGAAACGCCGTCATATCCCATCCGGGCGCCATTGGTGGTGCAGATCACCACCGCCGCCTCGTTGCTGCTGGCGATGGCAATGCCCGCCGTGGAGCTCCCCGAAGCCGTCATGCCGGACATATATCCGATATATCCGCCGAATGAACTTCCACCGGATGTTCGGTACACATCCATTTTGCCGCCCAGGTGGATGTAATTGGCGCTAACTTGGCCAGTCCGAATACAATCGCCAGAAATCAAAGTGGTGCCAGACGAAAGATCACTCTCGAAAACGATATCTCCTGTAAATCTGATAGTTTTAGAAGCCACGGTAATCCCGTTAATCTCTAAACTAATCCTGGAAGATGCTGTACTATTGGAAACTTCTAGGGTGATAGAATCTATGGTCTGTTGGATTTGGGATATTTGGTTATCCAATCCCTGCACTGTGCTGGTGATGCTATCCAGTTTGATATCAATGGACGCGGAAAGCCCGTCAATTTCGTTTTTGACTTCCAGCCGGATTTCCTCGGCTGTTTTGGTGATTAGGGAGTGGGTGTGGGCGAGCTGTCGGTTTGTTTCACGGCGTTCTTTGGATTCATAAGGGTATTCATCGTCAATTTCGTCCGATTCAGGGGCGGAAATGGTTGGAGCACAGGCTCGGTCAAATAAGTTGTTGATAGAGGCGATTACCGAATAATATCCGCCTACCGTCACCGCGTCCCCGATTTCTGCTGCAGGATCCAAAAGTGCATCCGTCGCTGTATAAGGCTGATATGTTTTCCCGCTGATAGCGGCCAGGATACTGTTCGCCATCTCCTGCGTGCCCCATGGGCAGGTTACTTCGATAGCCCGGCCGGTATCGTCTCCAGCGGTATAGTAATGGTCGCTGTCTACGGACAAGTTGACTCTGCTGATGTTGGCGGGTATGTCTCCTGTCTCTAGCTCCCCGACGTGGGGCCCCAAAAAAAATTTGTCAGACAAGGATTCTGTCACCCCCAAACGTGATTGCAAAGCCGTTTTCCTCAACCAGATAATACGTTTCTGGAGGAATGTCGCCATACTTCACTAGCAGCAATTTCCCTTCATCGGTGATAATCCAATTCCCGGCGTTGGATACGGCGATATAGCCCAGTACCTCCCGCATGGTCAAGTCACCGTTTTCGTCCACGGGATAATCCACAGGGAATGATGTTGTCAGAACCGTTCTAGGGTCTACCTCTACCCCCATCCGGTAGGCAATATCTTCTGCCGCTTCCTGCTGTGACATGGGCCAGTTTTCAGTATCATAATCGGAGTTGAGCCATACCGACTCTGCTTTCAACATAGCGTCATATCCAGTAATAGTCAGGCTTCCCGTTCGCTTGTCTTTCGTCCTAGTGGAGATAAAAAATACGCCTTTTTCCAACCATTCGGACCGCTGTTCCCCCAAGGCCAACCGAACAAAAACTTTTATTTGAGCCTGTCTCGGGATAGCTCCGGTCGGTAGTATTTCAAGGTCAATCTGCCGGGCGGCGCAATTTCCGATTCCGGGAGCAGTAAAAAGTCCACCGGATGTCCGGACAGAGACAATGTTTTCCTGTCCATACTCCACCCCTGCAATGTTCAGTTTGGTTTCCTTATAGTGGTTCGGGTTGGATAGTATTTCTTTATAGAGATCGCTTGTAAGCTGCATCAGTTTGCCCTCATTTGGATTTCTCCGCCCTTGTAGTACCGCTTTCCGTTCACGGATTTCAGGCCAAACTCCGCCTCAAGGTTGTTGGTGATGCGCATAGACCTTGTAATATCTGCTGCACTATATGGGTCGGTAAAAGTAACCGTCTGTGTCTGTTCTGCCAGCGCATCGTAAACAGACGAGGCCAAGTCATCGTCAAGGGGCAAAAGAGAGAAATCCACGATTGCTCTTTTCGGTGCAGAAAATGGATGCTCCACATTGTCAAGTGTTGTAATGATCTTCTGGTAGGAAACCTCCCACGTCACTTTATAGGTGGATAGCTTGGAGGATAAGTCCAGAGTCCCGATTTTGAATGTAACATTCATATCATCACCTACGTTCCGTAAGCCCGCTGTTTATTGCGGCTATACTGATAAGCAGTTTCGCCGATAACTTTACCGTCAAGGACCGACTGCACCGTGATTGTAAAGTTCTGACCCATTGTGGCCGCTATGTTATTAAATGCATTGGATAATCCAGACTGCGACCGGCCCAACATGGAAGAGGAGTAGTCAACATTAGCGGTTCCGAAATTCAAGCCATTCTCAATGTCGCGCCGAATATGACTATACTCATTGTCCCAGCCATCCCCTAGTCCAAGGGCCATGTTTTTGCCCATGTCTGCAAAGACCGTGGACGGGGAGTGGATGCCAAGCAATCCCTTTACTCCATCGACAATCCCGGAGAAAAATCCTGTTACTTTGTTTTTAATCCAGGTTGCCATGTTCTGGATGCCTTCCCAAATTCCCTGCACAATGTTTTCACCGATATCTACAATACTTCCCATTAGATTTCCAATACCGTTCACAATGGCAGAGATAATCTGTGGCAATACAGCAACCAACTGTGGGATAGCAGATACAATGCCGGATGCAAGGTTTACAAGCACGCTAATTCCGGCGTTCACAATGGCTGGGAGATTATCTGCTATAAACCCAGTAATGGCGGAGATAACCTGCGGCAGAGACGAAACAAGAGACGAAATGGAGTTTATAATTCCATCTTGCAGAGAAGTCAAAATCTGAACGCCCATGTCCAAGATAGATGGGAGATTTTCTGCAATGAAATTCAGGATTCCTTCTATGATCTGCGGCAATCTGGAAATTAAATCCGGAATTCCGGTTTCGATTCCACTTGTGAACATAGAGAGCAGCTGTGTGCCTGCTGTTGCCAACTGCGGCCCAGCGGAAACAATGCTTGTGTATAGGGCAGAAACAATTTCCGGAACAGACGCCGCCAGTTGGGGAAGAGCGCTGATAATGCCCGCCACCAGACCCACAAGAAGCTGCGCCCCGGCGCTGATAAGCGATGGTAAAACTGTGGAAATCATTTCAGGAAGCGTCTGAGCAATTATTGTGCCCATATCTGCAATAACTTGCCCAATTCCGCCCAAAATTATTTTTACTCTTGGAAGAATATTACTTAGCGCAGTTTCGACAGTGTCCGCAAATTCATATGTAAGGCTTCCTAGGTCTCCGTTATCATTTGCAATGCCGACAAGCAGATTATCCCACGCTGCTCTCATCATCCCGACAGAGCCTTCAATGGTTGTTGCGGCCTCTTTAGCAGTAGTGCCAGTGATTCCCATGTTCTCTTGCACCGCATGGATAGCAGTAATCACATCGGAGAATTTAGATGGGTCTAATGCCTGTCCGGTCAATTCCTCTGCATCCGCAACCAGGCGTTCCAGTTCGGACTTTGTGCCACCGTACCCCAGTTTCAGGTTGTCCAGCATGGCGTAGTTTCCTCGCATCAAAGACTGGTACGTCTGCTGGATGGATTCAATGTCCGTACCCATCTTATTTGCGTTGTCGCTCATATCCATGATGGCCTGATTGGCGTACTCTGCTGCCGCTTTAGTATCACCGCCTAAAGATTGAATCAAGGAAGCGGAAAATGCCGTGGCCTGCTCCATATATGTATTGGCAGATACACCAGCGGTCTTATATGCGTTTGAGGCGTATTGCTGGATGGTATTAGACGCCTCTTTGAACAGGGTGTCCACGCCGCCCACAAGCTGCTCATACTCTGCGTACTGATCTATAGAAGACTTGGTAAGAGCAGCCACGCCAGCCGCAGCAGCCGTCAGAGCGGCAGCGCCTACTTTTGCAGCTGTGGACAGTCCATTTTTCATCTTCTCCGCAAACGACTCTGTATTTCTGCTGGCTTCGTCCAGGTTATCGTCATAATCACTCGTATCCAAAATGATGCGGGCAAATAAATCAAACAGATTCAGCGTCTTCACCCCCTATCCGTGCAATTTTCTCTTTCATGTTCCCGATGATTTCTTCCGGAGTTCTAGTCTCTTCCGGCTTTGGATGAATCAGGTCATAGTATCTTGACTTCATGTAACTGCCGCCGGCATATCTCGCAGAGTTTTCCGCAAGGATTTTTAACACGTCAGTCATATAAACCCGGTACGCCTTGTCTTTTGCGTCTTGTTCAAACCGTGCAAAGACGTACCGGGAAAAAGCCTTTACGCTCCGGGGGCCTCGGTACTCTCCTGCGCAGAGCCAGAGGAATCCCCGCTCTGCGCTGATATAAAAAGCGTTGTGAACGTTTCGTCGGTCAGCAGATCAATGGTGTCCTTGATGAGCTTGACGAGGTTCAGCGTGCCTGTGTATGCCTCTGGAGTGGTCCCTTCGATGGTGGACAAGATTGAGATAATGTCGCCCTTGTGGCCCTTCAGGAGGGCAGGAGCGGCCTTTCTTGCCCTCTGCAACAGGAATTTCTTGGCCGTCATGCCTTCCGGCAGCTTTTCTCGCTTGAACAGATCAGACGCCACCTCATCCTCCGCAATGTTGGCAATCGGATCGATAATATCGGCGATCACGTCCAGCGTCCGCTCACCCTTGATATCAGACAGTCTCATCAGGTGCTTTCCTCCGGACCTGCAGAGTAAAATTCCATGGGCATGGTGTCCTGTGCGTCCATGGACACATGGCCGGTCAGCTCCACAGAGACCTGGCCCTTGCCATTTTTGGTGGTCTGGAGCGAAAATCCGCCGGTAGACAGAGCATTTTTCAGGCACACAGCCACCATACCGCCGTCTGCCCGATCACCAACCCACCAGATGTCCTGGAAGTCGGTCTGCAACAGGTCCCGTCGAGGCGTGACTTTCGTGGTATCGGGAGAGCCGATGTCCGCCGCTCCAAGAGCCAGCTTGATTGCCTCCGGCGACGTGCCAAGAGCCGTAAAGCTCATGGTACATTCCCAGGAGTCCAGGTGCTTCAGCTCCATCATATTGACGGGGCAGTTGTCCACGTCCTCGCCCATGTCGGAGTAGGTAGGAACGCAGGAAACCTGGATGCCGCCAGTAGTGGCGCACACAATATCCGTATCTTCCGGAGCGTCCGGTGTTGACGGATCAAAACTTGTAAGAATAACGCCCGCGTCCATTTGCAGCTCCTCAAATGTGTTCTGCGGGATTTTTGTAAATTTACCCATTGTGTCTCCTTTCAGCTGAATGTCAGGTATTCAGCGGTAATGTTGATGAACCGGCGCTTGATGGCCGGGTCTTCTTCGTAAACAACGCTTTGGCAAAACGGCGATCCCCGTTTCAGCCAGATGTATCCTTCGTCGCAGGGGATCGTCACGCCGCCGTATCCAATGCGCTTAGACAGGTTTTGTGCCGCTTCGTCTGGTACGGCCTCGCTCTCCGTCCGAAAGAATAGGTTGACTGTCAGGCCGACTTCTCCGGCGTCAAATGCGGACTCGATATACTCGTATGTCCCATATGGCATGATTACGTCATTCGGAACAGAGGACGCACGGTAAAACGGGATTGCTCCCTCGTTGAACCAGGAATAGAGCGCTTTGTTCTTGGTCATAAAGCGCCCGCCTCCTGCCATGCTTTAATCAACTTTGGCCCTTGCTTGGCAACCCAATCCACCATTTCTTCGTTTTGTGCCCAATCGCTGTTTTCGGCCAATCCGCTTTCAAACAAAAACGCATGTACAATTTCGTGTCGAAGGTTTTTCTGCTCCTGCAACTCCAGTTTTCCTTTGCCGCCTGCTAGACCTCTTTTGTAATTCTCAACAATGATTTCCCTCGTGGTTTCATCACAAAATCCGTCACAGTTTTCAAGGCGAGGCTCTGATTGTTCCGTTGCGAGGGTGACAGTATACTCTGTTCCTAAAATGTTGATATTCATGTGGTCAGGCTCCATTTCTCCGCCGTGAAGTATTTTAGAGGCAGCGTGGAGGATTTAGGAGCAGGCTTTTCCTCCGGGTTGGAGGTCACACGGTAGGTCTGGCCGGTCTCCGTGTCCTTGAATACGTCGTTGTACTCGATGGGGAAATCCTTGTCCACCAGCGCGGAATAAAGGCTTGTGACACCCTGCTTTTCCGCGATTCTGGCCTCCATGGAGGTGTCAAGCGCCTGGTAGTTGGTGAACTCCGCCCCTTCTTCCCATTGCACCATGTAGCCGCCTGCTCCATCTGGCACACGCTTTTTCTCCATCAGCACGCAGGTGCGTGCAAAATCATCCAGCAAAGACACGTTCTCACCTCCACGGGTTGTCTTTGTGCGGTTCCGGCGGAGTCATATGCGGGTTCGGGTTCGCATATTGCCAGCTCCCCGCTGGTTTCTTCCAGGGGGCAAGCTGGGCGGCGAACACGTCCCGCCAGCCCACCGCAAGCCCTTTGGAGTTGGTAGCCTTGGAATAGCTGTACCCGCCGAAACTCTCCGACGTATACGGCCCGCCGTCCCCGTTTTTGGCCGTCCAGGCAGTGATCTCTTCCACAGTGGACAGCAGCGCCTTGGGGATTGCCAGCGTCCATACAGAACCGTCAAACGTCTCGTCTGTCAACTCGGCCGGATATTGGTACACCCCGTCATTAAACAGGCTCCCCACAATGCGGAAATACTGCCCATTTACGAGAAAGGGCAGCGTGAGCTTCCCGTCCTCGATGGTGTATGTATCGTCATACCGGCCCACGACGAACCAGTTATTCAGATACATCAAAACGGTCTCAAGCATCACGCCGCCCTCCTATCACTTTTTCGATCTGGTTTTTGCTTTTGCCTGCGGCTCAAATGTCGCGCCAGTGAACGTAAATTTCACAACGCTGGCATCGTCCACAAGCACCTCAAAGGTGTCATCCTTTGTCACCCGGAATACAATGTCTGGGTCAAAGGCAATCTTGTCCTTTGTGGTCTCTCCGTTTTTCTTGAAGGTCATATTGGTCCCGGTTTTGGTCAGGTGGAAGGGGAAGTAATAGCCGCTATCTTCACCTGGCAAACTGCTGAACTCGGAATACCCAGTCACATAGTGAAATGTACCAGTTACAGAACCATCGGCTTTTACTGTCAGATCATCACCGACCAATTCAGAGACCTGTTTCCCCAATAGGGTCTGACTGCTGGGGAAGAGCGTTAAAGTGTCAGACCCGATTAACCCCCCGCCGATACGGTAATCTTGGCAATGCCATCCAGATACTCAGCCCACAGTTTCATGCCCATGATGGCGTAGCTCTCTCCCACAGCGGTGGAGTAGTTGCCCTGGGCGTGGAACCCGATCAGGTTGGTCTCACCCTGAGTGGTGTAGTTCAGGCCCAGCCGGGCAAACTCGCTGTCGCCTGGATCGATGTAGTACAGGTCGATATTCTCCACAGGAGTTGCCAGCACCGTATTCCGGGCAATGCCGGAGTTTCCGGAAATGGTGGCCGGGAGCAGGAACAGGGTAGAGTAGCCCATAAAATTCTGGATGTAATTGATACCAAACTGCGTCTGTACGGTGATGTCAGCAGTGCCCAGGTAGTCGTAAGCATCAAGAATATTGGCAAAGCCAACGACCTGAGTCACGTCCTTTGCCATACCTGCGAACTTGTCCAGAACCTTGCCCTGAGCCTGGGCCAGAGCGGCCTGCCAGGTGGTGGCGGTGCCGGTCAGAGAACCGGTGTTCAGGAAGGTGTAGAAGTCACCCAGCACCACGTTCTGGAGCTTAGTCAGGAACGCATCGTCGGACTTCTCCACGGCGATCTCCGCGCCGTACTTGTCCACGTCCTCAATAGGAACAGCTTTGGCGTACTTCTGAATGGTGATGTCATCCTTCTTGGCCTGTACGATGGTGGTCTTGGAATAGGGGATCACCTCACCGGGGCCCACTTCGCCATCCTCTAGATCCACGCTTGCGGTGTAAGAGATCAGCTGAGTGCCGGGCGTCTTGCGGATAGGCCGCATAATGCCCAAGATGTTCCGCAGGGCCTCCCAGTTGTCATTGAACCGGGTAACAAAGTCCACCTCGCGGGCGGTCACGGTGGTATATACATTGGGGAGCGAATCGCGAGGGGTAGTAAAGCTCTCAACATTGGTAGCTGCCATTCAATATCATTCCTTTCAAGTAATCTGGTTTTCCACGAGCGCCTTTTGACGCTCTGCGGCGGACAAAACATACCGGCCATGTTCATCCTTTTTGTAGATGTCGGCCTTTGTCATTGCACCGCTGTTGTTGTTTGCCGGGGGATTGGAGGTCTGTGCGCCTCTGGTCTGCGTAGTGGTGATAAAGTCCGCCCACTCGCTCTTGATACTTTCCGTGAGCTTGTCAGCGCCCTTGATGGTCCCCTTTTCGTCCAGCTCCACGCTGTCCACATCGGAGACCTTCAGGACGGATTCCAGGCGCTTCTCACTTACCCCGGCTTCTTGCAGGAGCGCCCGATAAGCCTTTTCCTTGGCCGCGTGGCTCTCCTTCTTGGTCTGCTCGGTCTTGTAGCCCTCAAATTCCTCTTTCAGGGCTTCATACTTGACCTTGTAGCTGTCTTTCTTCCCAGCCTCCAGGTCAGCCTGCGCCTTTTCCAACTGCTTCTGTACTTCGGGCAGGGCTTCTGCGTCGGCCTTATACTTTGCAACGTCCGCTTTCAGGCCGTCCACAGTGTCTGTGTGCATGGTGATGATCTCGTCGATCTTCTCGTCCTCAATGCCCATAGCTTTGAGGGCACGTCTGGTCAGTGCCATAATCAGTCTCCTTTTCTTCGGCCCCAGTACTTCGGGGGCGACTGTGATATAAAAACCGCTGTACTTTGCGGGTTTTACCAAATAAAAAAGGAGCCAACCTGCAAGAAACCCTTACAAGTTGACCCCAACGGTCCTTCCCGCTCACCAATTAGAGCAGGGTTCAGTGTTTACTTTTCTAAAAATTCA